GTTTAACTTATGCGTGCATCGCATAGTCCGACGTTGCGTAGACGTCGTAGGGTTGCGGACTCCTTGGCCGCTCACCCTTATAAACGGACCTCCGGGTCCGAAGGCCGGTCATGATGAACATGATCGCGTTCGAGCAGTTATACTTGCTATCCCGCTTACCAGCGGCGATGTCTTATTACCCCGCAATCAGCGGCGGTCCCGGTTTCTCGGGTCTCTGGATATCCGGAGATGGGCTACAGACGGCCCAACGTCCACTCCCTTTGGAGCGGGGTCCAGTAAAAACTAGACCCTGGCGACATGTCGCCGGCGGTTACAAAACCGTCATCGAGTGGGATCTCCCACACATCCCGTTCGATGTCGGGAACCCGCGGTGCGGGTAGGCCAGGAGGAAACTGGCCAATAATCATTCGATTATATTTCTCCCGATTATTTTGGAGAACCTCACGATAGCTAGAGGACGTGGATTGTTTCCACGAGCCACCATGCCGGCGGCCCACATCGAAATTGATGTGAAGACTTGGTCCACATGACTTCAAGTCCAGGCCGTTACCGGCCTGCAGTATCCATCCAGATACTGAGGAATGGATCAACCGTTCCATCGCGGCAAACGTCGTGAACCGAGCATCAAGCTCGACGTCCCCAGAATAAAGTTTATTCTTCCTCCAGAATTTCTCGGAGGAACGGCACCAACCGTTAAACGTTCGTTGTTCACGAACGGAGTCGCTAGTCATTAGCGTCTGGAAGTTGACGGTTCGTTCAACTTGTTCGAAGATCTCTTCGAACTTGCGGAACCCAAGTAGGTTCGCCTCGTTATTTAACGAGTCCCAATCCATTTTGGTTGGGTCATAAGGGTCCATTGGTATGGTCCTGCCCGCAGAAGCGGCCAACTCCTTAATAAAGGAGTCGGGATAAATCCCTTTATGATCGATGATAACATCGATGGGCTCAATGAACCCTATAAGTTCCCATTGTGAATTAGAGACCATGATTGTCTCTGGTTCGGCAATAATGTCGAACAGGACCCATTCCGAGTCCCAGGAGAGATAACTCTCCTCGAAGTCGACGTATTGCCAATCGTCGGCTTCGAGAACATATGCATGTTCTCTGAACGAAAATCCGTCCAGTACATCGAATTCGATGTACACCCAGTCATCTTCTAAGATGACGGCGTACCGGTATTCGGTATGTGGCTCATTAATGAGCCTGGTCTCACACCAAATCTTTGGTGAGCCGCCGAATGACCACGAAATGTGGCCATCAGATTCTTCTGGGCGACTAAAGAGATCCCTGCATCCGGTGTGCAGGACGGTTCTTGGAATGGACCGTTGGACAGTTCTATGTCCAAAGGACGTATGTGGACGCCCTACATTCGGATTATCCGAATACCAGTATTCACCGACGGCTCCGAGATCGGAGGCAACTGACGACATCGTCAGCTGGAGGTAAGACCTCACAGGCCGAAAATCGACCCGAGTACCGGTGTACTGAGAAAACTGGAGAGAAATAATCTCTTCCTCAATCGAAAAATTGAGATCCGAATATATTTGATATTCGTAGGCGATATCTATCGTCTCGGAGCTTAAAAACTCCGGGACTATGAACTTATAGTCCTTGACTTCATTCGGAAGAATCCGAAGGGCCTGCTCAGGTAGGCTGATACCATGTTTATTCCTGGTATTCAGGGCACGAAGCCTTGATAACTCGATATATCGAGCTAAAGGGTCGGTCATATCAATGATCGAGTACACATGATTGATGTACTTTCGTCCCCATTTGGGGACGTCGACCTCGGGAATAGGGAATCCGAGGCCCCCGGCGACCGGGGGTAAAAACCAAGGGAGGGTTATCCTTCCCAGAGCATAGTTATACTCACGGTCGAAGATCGACCGGAATAGCGTCAACACAGTACGCTTCTGGATATCATTATCCAGGTAATCTAATTGATTACGTAACATACGACCCTTTCCAAGGATCGAACTCCGATTATCGGAGTGCTGGCGGCACATTGTCGTCAGCAGACGTGACTTAATCACGTCGACGTAAAGGAACTTACGCTGGTTCCCGTTGCCTGTCACGACAACGTGGTCTTCACAAAAGATCATCACTCGTTTAGAGTGACCGTCCTTCCAGGATAGGACCATCCGGAAATTCTGGACGACTTTCTTATGCAGGATGATCCTGCCGAGCTCCCGACGAACAGAAGCTAAATCGTCCCCGCAAATTGCAAGGGGGTCACTGGAAATCAGTGATGGGGCCATGCCCATGAGGAACGAATCCTCATAGCGGAACATCAATTCCGCACATTCTTCCATGAGAATGTTTATGGCGGTTAACGTCATGAAGCTCATGGGTTCACCCATGAATGACCCGCATCTATGAGTCATATCGGCCTTTCCGACTGAATCGGAGAAGCTGGCCTCGATCTCGAGGGATCGCTGACACCAAATCAGCGACTCGAACACCCGAAAAGGATGTCCCACCGGAACTCGGCGGAGAATATTAGTCCAGATTAACTGGATTACCTCGATGGTGATATGATCTGTCGAGGCCTTATAATCCATACTTTGAAGGTATGGTGCACCGGTTGACCGGTACTTATTCTGAATAAATTTCAGAAATGACCACATTTTGTTGGTCGCGCGGAGTCCGATCCGCGCACGCCCGTCCCTGGCAAGGATAGGCTCGATCATGAAACGCATGACCCTGGTTACCATTGTGAACCAAACTTGGGTATTCCCAAGTGTCCGGGACTTCGCGCCCGGCTCACTGAGACAA